CCTTGTCAGGATTTTTCCATTGCCGGGCATCAGGGAAAAGCAACAGCAGCAGAAGCAACTTGCAAAGTAGAGCCGGGAAAAATGAACCGGGTGTTGTATCATCAGGCGGGTAATTCAATACCTGTAACTATGTTTGAAGAAATGTTCAGTGTAATGCTGAACACTGGGATTGTTAGAAAGGAAGGTATCAGTTAGTGAAAGGTGGAAGGAATATTGAAGGTTATGCAGACCCAACGGCAACTATTGCCGTTGGTAGAGTTGCAAAGGAAGAACGGGAACACACTGAATCTGAAATACATGAATCAGAAAAACGTGCTTATGATCTGATAAAGGTATTGAAGTACATTATTAAGGCAGCGGGGTTTGAACTGACTGAACGTGTTCAGGTGAAGGATACCAAGACGGGAAGGGTTTACAGGTGAGTTATGCAAAGAAGATTGAACAGATACTTTAGAACCAAGGCAAACCATCATGTTATTAGACAGGGGTGGAAGTTCCACTTTTACATGATGTTTGTAAAACTGACAGATGAAAGAAGGTGTTCTGAATGACGGAAAATGTATGTGTTACCTGTCAGTATTATGAAAGCTGCAACCACCCTGAACGCTTTATGAAGTGTATGGGGTACAAAGAAAAACAGGAAAGGGGTGAAGTAAATGCACAGCAGACTGGAAGATGATGCACAGTATGAATGGTGCAGACAGTGGGAAGAAGAACACAGACGGAAGATCACCCGGAAGAAACAGAAGAAAATCAGACGGGTGCAGCACTGGTGTAACTGCAAATTATATATCAAGTATGCTTGGTATGAGTTCCGGGCAATTATGAAAGGTTAAAGGTGAACAGAATGGAAAATAAACTTTTAGAATTATTTGAGAAACAGGACACAGTATCAATGAATGATGACATTTTCCCGCTTGTGGAAGAAGAATTTGCGGGTCAGGTCATGGGTAATGAAGTTTATGAACTTGCACACCAGTACATAGGTCAGTTGTTGTGGGGTGTGTATGCAGCGGGAATCAGTTTCATTGCATCACCTGTTTTTGGAAGTGGTGACTTTGGGAAAATGGTTGTGACTGATGTGGTTTATGAAAAAGTGGGTGCAACTATGAAATAGTTACGCAAAGTTACGGTTGGTTACGGTTGGCGGTTACGGTTGAAACCCTTGTAAATACTGGCG